TCCATTCATCCTCTTTAAGTCTATACCTCTTAAAGTCTTTCATTATCTCTTAATCTTTTCGTAAGACCTACCACCAAAGTAAGCTCCAAAAGCAGTTATGGCTAATAGTTGCCAGAGGTCAATCCAAGAGTCTTTTATTTCTAGTTCAATAAAACTAAAATCAACGAGAGTGAATATAGTAAGAACAAGAAGCAAAAAAAGTAAGCTAATAGGTCGTACAGATTTGGAAAGCCAGTTACCTTGCATATCTGCCTCCCATCGTTTTGTAACTTCTTGTTGTATTTTTTCCTCATAATTTAATATGTGTTTTTCTATCTCTGCTTTTATTAGTTCTTTTTCTTCTGCTGAAGTGTGTATTTTATCAATAGCGTTACCTACGCTATCTACTAGCTCCTTAGCTCCAGAGCTAAAAAGTTTTTTTAGTAAAGCCATATTGCATCGTTTTTATCTTTGTCTGTGTCACAATGAATGAAGGTCTTAGCAATCCCAATACGAGTAAATCCAGCTTGTATGAGACCGTTTACTATCTTTTGTCTAGTTCCGCTATCATTACAAACGATATCAGCAGCACAGCCTTTTAGATGGCTTGAATTTGCACTAGCCTTATAACCTTTTTTTCTTAAATTAACATTGTGTTGAGCTGTTCTAAAGCCAGACGATATTTTGAATGGTATATTAGCTATATCTCTAGCTCTGTCTAATTTCTTGAGAAAATCTTTTGTCATATTCTTACCACTACCTTTAAAGTCTGGAGAATCAAACTCACTTAGCTTAAAATATTTCAATGCCATTTCTTTCTCTATGTTTTCTATACTGTTTTTCCAAATATTAAAATTCATTTTTTTTGTTTTATAAATTCTAATATGATGTCAATCTTACTTTTGATATATTGCATATCCTTAGCATTATTCTCGTGGTATTTAGAGAATTGTCCTTTGACTTCGTATATGCTAAAGACAAAAAACTTATATAATGCGTAGCAACTACCAATTAATAAAACTAATGTTATTCCGTACGTTTCAATTAACTTTAAAATATCTTCCATTACAATTTGCAGTATTTACAAGAGCCAAAACAAATCTTTTTAAATGTTATGTAGTACAAACAAATACATAACAAAGCCTTTAATTTTTCCATAGTGTTTTATTTTATATTATTTACCTTGTGAATTATAAGGCTTTTTATATTGTGAGCCTCCTTTAGTTTTACTTTTATTTTTAGAGTGTATGCCCTTTCTCTTTTTTTTAGGCCTAGCTCTAAAATTACTTGATATTAACTTAGCCATTTTTCTTACGGTTTTTAATTAGCTTATCAGCAGTATATATAATAGATAAAATCAATAGAACTATTTTCAAAAGCATTTCAACTTGTGTAAAGCTGATTGCTAATGTTGTTATATTTAGCGTTAAAACGTCTGAGCATTCTTTAAATAAAGTTTTCATTTTTCTAGTTCTTCTATTTTATCAATAATTAATTTTAATACCTTTACAACACTTTCATAGTCACCAGAAAGCATAGCATCTTCAATATCTATTTTTAGTTTTTCTATTTCTTGTTTTATCATAATAACTTAGTTGTTTTAAGCACTATTGTGTAGCTTATTCTAGCATTACCTCCGTCATTAGTTACACTATTGAAAGCTGGTAGTATAATATCTCCAGCAGATAATGAATGTGACCTCGTTAAATCTTCAGCTTTTACTGGTCGTTGAGAATAATTAGAATCTGGACCAGCAGAGTTATCGGCAGCACCGTAAGCTCTAAGGGTAAAATCTTCTGTTGCATTGTCGTTATATTTTGGAGTTCCACAAAATAAACCAACAGCAGTTTGAAAGTTTCCAACCCTATAAATCGTAGCTCTAAAACCTATTAAGGTGCAATCATAAGGCATTACAATACCAACAGATTGAATAGCAGTTGATATTCCAGTAATTTTTGAACTGTCAACAGTAACATCTTTAGCTCCAGTTGTCGTGTTCCAACTGTGGTTAGATATACCAGACGAGCTAAATGTTTTCCAGTTTTCTTCTGCTGCTGCTTGGCTAGAAAAAGTGATATATTGTAAACTAGAGTGTGTTCTTTCAAATCCCTTGTCTTTAGATGCTATTATAACACTACCTTCTGGTATGTTAGTGTCAAAAGTAACAGAGCTAAAATTCAATCTTGCAGCAGAATTATCTAAGTCAGAAGTCAAAGTTAAATTATATTCTCTACCAGTTCCCTTATGTATTAATTTAACTACATCTCCACTCAATGCCATTTTTTGAGTTAGTGGATATACGGCAAGTGTAGTTGTAGCTCCACCGTCAGCAGCTTCTGAAATAGTAGCTAAAACTTTATTATTTAGATATTGTTGTAAAGACATATTACCAGCTATTAGTAGATGATGTATTATTAGAATTATTGTTTAGACTAAGAGCATCAATAGTATCTGTTAAAGTTGGGCTAGAGGTGTTAATCTCGTACCATTCTCCCTGCCAAGTGTCTTCATTAGCATTAAATGAGCATTGATAAGGCAAATAAAACTTAGAATCTATTGTAATTCCATTGTTAAATTTATAACCATTTGTTAGAGTGTTAAGCGACAATATTTTTAAACTACCATTGAATATAGAAGCTCCATCATTTTGACCTTCCATTATCTCATTAAGCAATAAAATACTTATTTTTTTACCACTACCAGAGCCATAAGCTATCCAACTTTCGTTAGTTCCGTCATCCCAAGCACTACCACTATAACAAGACAAAGCACCTTGAGCGGTTGCACTAGGTCCAGAACCAAGTAACACTTCTCCAACTTCATAAGTAACTCCATTTGTGATATTCTGTGTAGTTCTAAAAAATTGTTGGCTTGTAGACTCTCCATTAATATAAGCTTGTATTAATTGGTCAGCAGCACTCTCAGGAGCTGAATAAATATAGAACTTTTGTTGGTCTGCTAATGTTGTAACTTCTGTTCCTGTGTCTGGGTCGTTTTGACCGTAGTTGTGATATACTTTAGCATAACACTCAAAAAACAAATCTCCAGCAAATGGCACTTCTTCTGTTTCAAAATCTACATCAAAAAAGTTAGTAGGTGTAGTTGTTAGAAATCCATTTAAAAAGGTGTAAGGCACGTTATAATCTGGAGCATTACCAAAAATACTATTAGCGGTCCAGGGGGCTTTGCCTCCAACAGTATAAGTAGAACGAGAATAACGAGTTGAGCTAGTTCCCACTAATTTCAATCTATGATAAAATAAAATTGAACCACTACCAGTTAAGATAGCGTCTAGTTGTGCAACAGTACCATTGAAAGCCCTATTGAATCTTCGCTTAAATCTTATACTTTGTCCATCCAACAAAGTTAGTTCACCCAAATCAAAGCTTATTATGTCAGTTGAATCGTCATTAATACCATAAATACCACCATCAGTATTAAAACCTTGTCCAACACTATGCCAACCATTCCAAGCTACTAAAGCATTATTTAGTGGTGTTTGTGTTCCAGCATTACCACTAATATCAGTAGGTATTAAATCGTAGCTTCTAAACATTTCATAATTTAAGTTGGCTTCTTTTAGTATAGCTAAATAATCAAAATTATTACCAGCTAATCTTTGTATGTTTGTTCCATCTTCAGTTTTATTTTCTGAATATGTGCCATAAAAGTCTGGAGTAAATGTAGCTCCATTATTGCCCTTTTTATAATCTCTATAAAATTGGTCTGAGCTATTCATTTGTTCATAAGTGTTTACTTGTATAAAAGTCCACTTTCCATCACTTAAAAAAAATCTAGCTCCAAAAACTTTACAAATATCATTCAATAAATTAAATGCAGTTTTAGGTTGTCTTGTTCCGTTATCATCAACTGGAGCATAAGCAGAAGCTAGAAATCTAGTGTTATTTAAAGGGTCTGTTGCGTTGGTTCTAGGAATTTGAGAGTTAGTCCAATCTACAACGCTTCTAATAAATCTATCATCTGTACCCCAATTATTCTCTGTATCAATATCATTAAGTAAAGAATTGTATATGTATCTATAACAACTGTATCTAACGTTAAAATTGTATATTGTTACTTCATTAAATGGTATGTTATCTAAAGCACCCAAGCCACATATAGCTGTTAGTTTAATCTCTCTAGGTAGAGATATATCATCCTCTGCGTTTATATCATTTAAAAAGTTACCAACCCAAAATAAATAATAAGTCGAGTCATTTGTTGAGTTTTCTATTTTTAGTTGCCACCTTTTATAGTCTGAAGTCCTTATAGAGTTTATTATAATATTAATATTATTAGGGTTGCCATCTCCAGAATTATCATCGATAAAAAAACCTAAATCTACTTTAGATGGTATTAAGCCAGTAAATCTATCATCGTCATTAGTTTCATAAGTCAACTTAAAACCTTCGTCATTAGCAAAAACATCATCATATAAAGTAGATGTTGAACTTGAAGTGTCTATAATTGTTAGTCTATAATAAGTACCCTTATCACTTCTAAATTTATATTGTATCCTATTGTCTATTGCCATTAATATCCTCTAGTTCTTGTTCTGTTATTTTTTGCTCTATCTGAGCTTAATATAATATCAGCTCCTCTTAGTGTTCCAAATACTTCAACGCCACTTCCATTATTCATCATAGAGCGCAGATTTCCACCAGCTCCGACAGAGTTAACGTCTACACTACCAACTCCACTAATTACCTGCCCAATACCTTTAATACCTCCTATATTACTAAATCCAAGTAAATTACCTAATCCAGTTCCACCAAGCAAAGCATTTAAGATTAACATACTTGCTATCTGTGCAGCTAAAGCGGCTAAAGCTCTTTTAGTACCTTCTACAAATGATTTAAAAAATCCTTCTTGACTTTGTAATGCTTGAGCAAATACTGACTGAAATACGTTTCCGAAACTTTGGAAACTTTGTGTAATATCATTAGCTACAATATCCATTCCAGATAAACTCTCCTCAAATTTCTCGACTATTGGTTTGAGCGTTTCAAATTCATTCTTAACTTCCTTTAAAGCTACTGCCATAGCTTTTATAGGCTCTATTCTTTCTGGTATTGTACTACGTTGAATAGATGGAGTTGTAGGTGTTGTTGGTGTTATAGCAGTTGGAATAAAAGCCTCTTGCATTGGCTCAAAGTCCCCTACTACTTTATTGTATTCTTCATACTCTTTTTGTAAGTCTCCAATGCGTTTAATAAAAAAACCAACCGCAGCAGCAATAGCAATAAAAGGAGCAGCACTTAAACTAACCGCCCCAGCAATAGCAGTAAATAAAGGTATTAAAGTGCTAATAGCTGTGATTAAACTACCAAATACTACTATTACTGGACCAACCGCAGCTCCTATTAAAGCCACTTGAATTATAGTTTCTTTTGTTTCATCAGATAAGTTATTAAATCTATTAATAACTTTTTTCAATATCTCAAGAACTCTTTTTGTTACAGGCAACAAAATTTGTCCCATTTCAGTACCTAATTCTTTAAATGATTCAGTAACAGTTCTTGTAGTATTAGCCACACCCTCAGAAGTTCTTGCAAAGTCTCCCTGAGCATTAGTCGTTGATTTCAATATAAATTGATATCTCAAGGCTACTTTTTGTGCTTGTGTCATAGATTTAACATTAGCATCCATTCCTTGAGATAAGGCAAAAGACTTTAAATTTGCTTCAGTCATTACAATTCCAAGCCTTTTTAAAGTTTCTGTTTCGCCAGTAAATATACCAGATAAAGCAGTTTGTGCTTGTTCGATTCCTATGTTTTTGAATGATGCTAAGTCTCCAGCCAAACCTACTAGAACTTTAGACATATTAGCAGCTTCTATTTGACTTAATCCCATAGAGGTAGCCATATCACCAAAAAGACTAGCCATCTCTAAAGCACTACCTTCGGCTATTCCAAAACTTTGTAAAGTAGTTTCAGCAAAGTCTTGTATGATTTCTGAACTCTCACCAAAAGCTACATTAACTTTATTTAATGATTCTTCAAAATCAGAAGCTAATTTTGCAGAAGCTACACCCAAACCAAGAACTGGTAGAGTTATATTTTTTGAAAGTGTTTGACCAGTCCTCTTCATAGACGAGCCAAACTTCTTCATAGACCTAGTAGCTTTTTTTAAACTACTTTGAAATTGCTTATCGTTAAGTGATAATTTTATGCTAAGAGTTTTCTGTGACATTGTGTTTATTTAGCAATTCATATTTCTTTTGAACATATTCTGCTCTTTTCTTTTGTTTCTCGATGTCGGTCTTAACTTTCTTTTTCTCCCAATCAAACTTCATCAGCTTTTCAGGAGTTAGATTCTGTCCTTTTTTAGTGTGTGGTTGTAAATTAACACAAGCCAACCAGCGAACCCTTTCCCATTCAAACCTTTGCTCTATTTCTAGTCTATCGTTTACACCTTTCTGCATACATAGAAACTCGTGAAAAGTTAAACTCCAAAAGTCTTTAGGTAGTAATCCGAAGCCATATCCAATAGCTTCTAACTTATCCCAAGTTACTTCTTTTTCTTCGCCACTTTCTTCGTGGCTTTGTCGTTTCCCTCCGTTTCAAATTTAGCAGAGAATTGCTCTGAGAATATTTCTAACACTTTATTTAGTGCTTCAAAATCTTCATCTAACATATCTGCGACATCATCAACACTTAAAGAACATTCTTGACCGCTCACTCGTGAGCCGTCTTTTATTCCGTTTAGGATTAGATAACAAGCATCATCTAAGCTCATTCCCTCTCCTAGCTTATCCAAGTCAGCTAAACTTCTTCCAGTATCTTTGCAGAATAATCTCAACGAGTTCATTCCAAATCTTACTGGGTAATCTTTACCATTTATTATAACTATTTCGTACATATCTTTGTTAGTTTAAGTTATTGCTAGTTGGGAGACGTGCCGTAGCACAATCCCCAACCAACAAAGAAATTATTAACTTACTGCGTTCTGAGTTAAAGTTCCACTACCCTCAATTGATACTGAGTATGTTGGAGCATCTTCTGTTCCAGCAGAATACTCCATACTAGTAATAAAACCAGAGCCACTATAAGTATAGTCTCCAGTAGCTGGAGATGCTAAACCAAAAATAAATGTAACTGCTGTTCTATTCATTGCTTGAGTGAATAACTCATCTGGTTCTGTGTCACCAGCAACACCAGCGAAGTCCATAAGACCATCAGCCGAAAGACTGAAAGACTTTTGTCCTCCTAATAAATCTCTAAAACCACTAGAGTCTTTTGTTGAGATGTCTATCGTATCAACATTAATTGATAGCGATACATTTTGCGAGTGCATTAGTTTAACTCCTGCAACTCCATCACTAGGGCTTACTTTAAGCACTAGGTCTGTTCCATTAAAAATTGCCATAATCTTTTAATTTAAAATTTATAATTAGCTAATATCTAAATCCTTAGAAGTTTCTTTCTTCTTAGATTTTTTCTTTGTTGTGTCTATTGCATTGTTATGTCTAAGAAAGTTAAAGACTGTTCTCACTACTTCGTAAGATTCGCCCTTTTTGTATTCTATTCCTCTACATTCAATATCTTTTTTTATCTTTACTTTATACATATCTATCTATTTATGTTAAATCTGTAATCTTGTGCTATGCCATATAAACCAATAGAACCAGCAGAATCATCATATAGCTCGTTCTGGTCTTGATA